AATTTCGCGCAGCTTGCGCAGAGCCGAACCCCCACGCTTTTAAGGCTAAAGCATACCTGGTAGGCTGGCCGTTATCGTCTTTCATTGGTTTGTCCATGCCACCAAACCTGGCAGCAAAAGAAATTCGTCGCGGATTGGTGCCGGTCTTTAACTTCCGGCCCATGCCCATAGCTTTGCGGCCCTTTTCGTTTAGGCCACCCTCGCTACTTTGAAACGCCTTTTTGACCATCAGCTTTCTTCTTGCTGTACTTCTGAGCTGTCTTCTTGCGAAGATTGCTCATCTTGCTGTCCATTGCGCCTTTCATTGGCCGCTTGCCGCCTTTGGCTCCGTACATCTGATCCTACATCCCTATGCTTGGGGTTACGTCTATAGGTCTTCATTTTACCCTCTTGGGTTTCGACCCGCTCCTAGTGACCGCTGTAAAACGTCACGCACGCCCTCTTGGCCAAATACGCCAGGGGCCATTAGCATCCGGCTACCGCCGCCGCGTCTCGCCATCATGCGCGATTGCACACGACGTGCAGCTCCACGCTCTTCTGCTTCCGCACGCGCTTCCTGACGCTGTAAACGCTCTTCTTGTCTAGGATCAGGCTCCGGTGCTTTTGGTTTTGAAAATAATCCACCCATTAGAACATCCTCGAATACATGTAATAGTCCGCTCCGTCAGGTCCGTACTTGCGAAGCACTCCTTCGCATTTAAAGTAACATCGTTGCGCCCAACGGTCAGCGTGAACATTCTGTGTGTGAACCGTGAATTGTAGCCTTTTTATTCCCTTCTGGGCTGCAACATACTCAAAAAACGCCAAGGCAGCGCGGTGAAATGCCATGGTCTTCTGACCAATATGCTTCGACGGAATGAGCCACGCCTCCGCGCAACCAGGCCAAAATTCATAAACACCCCACATGCCATAGATAATCCCATCACCGATACCAGTGTACGCCATGCCCTGAGACGCAAAGTTCGACAAGTATTGCTGATAGTTTGGAAAATTTTTTAGGTTCCAGGCATCAAAGTCGTTTATCTCGCAGAGCTGCAAGTGCATAGGCGACCAATCAACGACCTTGTGCTTTACGCCGTCAAAGCGCATGACCTGGTTTAATTCATCAACCGAAAACATCGAAGTCTAGCACCTTCGCCGTAATAGGCCGACCGCCCATGGGGGTAGGGCGCTTCGTCATAATCTTATGCTCAGAACCCAGCAAACAGTACCCCGCCGCATCACCGACGTGCGAATGTTCGTTTTTATTCGGCGTATCCCTAAACCGTTCTTGCCCCGCACCAATTGCAACGCGCCGGAAGTGATAGCCGCCGGCCAGGCTCTTTCTTAATCTCATGCACTTGCGATCGATCAAGAAACCAGGCTTACCATCTATCAACCTTCCCATGGGTATGGCTAGTGCTTCACGACGGGTACGGAACTCGTTGGTCGCGGTGGGTCGGGCCAATAGGCCATGCGTTTTGAGATGCTCAAACGCGGTGGTCTCAAATATCTGGTCCCGCTGCGAACCGGCAGGGTCGCCCCATATCAGGGTTTCATATCGGGGAAACCGGCTCTCCAGGTCACTCTTGAGCATAGAACAGAACCTTTCGAGGCCCATATCAAACGTGACTAGCTCATGCAGCACATGCCACCGGTTGTTGGGCATCCTCTGCGCAAATATCGCAGCCGGCGTCAAACCGAAGTCGAGACCGACATGCACCGGCACAGAGGGGTCCGGCTCCAGGTCATCTGCCATGAGGTTGTCGTTATACTCCGGCCAGACCGGTTTACCCTCTTGCACAAACGTGTACTCGCCCTGGGCATAGCACTTTACCCAATCAACATTCTTACCACCCAAGAGCTGTTCATAGTATCCCGCCGGTAGGTTCTTTAGGTTCTCAGCCTTTGGATTAGTGCGCCACCAGCGACCACCCTGATGTATGTATCCCTTCGCCTCCGGCATTTCCTCCGGCAAATCCTCCAGGGAAACCTCCTCGACGCCACCAGGTTGCCGGAAGAAGTCCCAGCGGAACTGACCACCAGGTCTCTCTTTCTCAGCCAATCGATAATACCAGTGGTCATCATCCATGGGGTTGGTGTCCATAATCACGCCACGCCACGTCGGACCCCCATCAGCCTTAGTCGGGAAACGACCGACACGGTGCGTCAGGCCATCGACAACCGCCTTGGGCAGCTCTCGACACTCGTTCACCCAAGCACCGGTCAGCTCCAAAGACAAAAGCTTTCGAACATCCTTCGGATCATCGAGGGCCATGAAGATAATCTCGCAATCAATACCGGCAGCACCATCCCTGGGAGGCAGCTTGATGTGGTGCGTGATAGGCGGGGAATACTTCACATTGCCCCACACATGCTCCGGCAACAATTCCAACCAGGTCTTCAGCGTCGTGGTCCGCAACATGGGATGCGTGTTCCGCACAATCGCCCACCGTGTGTACTTTATCCCGTCACGCGGACTAGGCTTTTGCTCAACCGCACGCCGGAATATCTCAGCACAACACGCATAAGACTTGCCGGAACCAACCGGACCCATCAATCCACGCACAAACGCATCACTCGCAAAGAACTTAGCCACGGTCGGCGACGTGCTAAAATCTAACTTTAACCCCGCAGGGGTCGCTTGCTCACTCATCACTCTCATCCTTCCAAGGCATCTTGGGCAGCGTCACCGCGCTCTTGTCTAAAATAATCCGGTTGCACGCCCCGCATAAAACACGCGTCGGCTTCTTGCGATACACGCGGCCCCGTGTCTGGGCGCCGCAAAAATCACACTCCACAAAATCCTCATAGTAACGCCGGTAAAGACTAGGCATCACCGTCATCCTTCGGCATCACCATCTCAATGCTCACCACAGACGGCTTGTCAGCTTCCTTCTCTTGCTCAAGCAATCCAGCCGCCTTCGCAAGCATCTGTAACACCCGAACCTTATCAACCAACTCAACCTCTACCTGGTCACCATTCCTCCCAGGCGTAACCTTAATCTTCTTAATCGCCCTCAACGCTCCATCAGGAATATCCTCAACAGACCTCAACCGCACACTCTGCGTGCCGTCCTCACCCTCAACAATATCCACAATGTCCGTTATCTTGCTCGAACCCAAGTTCAATAACTCAGCCGCCAACTCATCACGATTATCATAAATCAACCGAGAACCGCGAACTCGCTTCTGCAACTCTCCCATCGCAAAACGCCCCACCTTCGGGACGCTCTGCTTGCCAGGCTTCTTAGAACGGGATTGCGTCATCTGCTACATCCTCCGAACCTCCAGAACGTTGGTCACCCCAAGGTGCCTGGCCACCACCACTATCACCACCATCCTTCTTCTCATCATCAAACAGCTTCAGCCAAACCTCGCCCTCCTTATTCGGTAAAGGCAACGTCTCTAACTTCACGCTAATCTTGCCGTCCTTCTCAAAGGCAACTCCATGCCTCAACCAAACAGGCTTCTCTCGGCCTGGAACCTCCTTGGCCTGTACAACACTAAATCGCTTGCTCATCCAAAACTCCTTTCATGTTTTTCTGGAAAAAATTTCTGTGTGACCCCCCTAGACGTACAGGGACGGGCGGGGGGCAAGGGGTGGGGTCGGCGTGCATTTTGTTTTGCCGACCTTGCCCGTCCTGTATCTGCGCGGTGTACACATACCAAGCGACCGTCTGATGTTTGTACACTCATGTCATCCTCATCTTGTTACCCAGGTGCTTTATCAGCGCATCAACGTCCTTGGGCTTGCTGTCATTGTTCTTCCTGGTGATGAAGTATTGCAGTGACTGTGGTGCTTGCTTGTTCTTCTTAGCCAGCCAACGCACAACACCCTGCGCATCCTTGGTGAAGCTCTCGACCGTGTAGCCCAGCTCGATCAGGTCACGGGCCAGTGACATCTGCCGCATATCGTACTGCCATGCTCGACCGTACTGATCCTGTACGATGCGTGCGTAAGCTGTGCATAAACTTCTACAAATCCCATTATCTATATTATCTTTATCTATAGTTCTATTGTAGTAGTTATGTACAAGCTGTGGCTTGTGTTCTTGTACAAGCTGGGGCTTGTTTTTGGAATTGTCAGAGCTAGCAGTATTACAAGCTGGAGCTTGTGTCTTGTTACAGTTATCCACAGGCTTTTTCTTGGGTTTGGATAGGTGTCCTCTTGGTCCTCTGTCTGCGAGTTCTATTGTTTTGGCTGCTTCTTTTGCCAGGTCTTGTGGTGTCTTCTCTGGCTCTGGGGCGTTGGCCACGACATCTTCCCATGACATGCGTGGGTCGTAGATGACGCGCCAGACTGCGCCCTTCTTACCGTATGGTCTGGACGGAGCTTCTTTGCGGAGCTTCTCGATGTATCCCCATTTGACGAGCTTGTTGAAGTGCTGTGAGACTGCTTGCTGAGAGATGTTGAGTGTCTTAGCGATTGTGGATTGGTTCACCCAGAAGCAAGCTGTGTATGCTGATGCGTGTGAACAGGCGTATGACAGTATGAAGAATGTCATGGGGTATTGCACGAAGCGGAGGTCTCTTGTGGCTCTGCCAGGCATGATAGAGATAGCGCCTGGGGATTGGCCTTCACCGTGTCCCTCTGGTGCGTCTCTGATTGGGTCTGGGGTGAGCTTAGACTTTTCCATCAGAAGTCTATCTCATCCTCTTCGCGGTCGTCTTCTACTTCACCGGAGCCTTGGCATGTGTCGCATGTATCCCAGTATGCATCGATGAAGCCGCCATTGATGTAGTCAATGACGTTCTTCTCGTATTCGCATGAGCCGGAGCCGTCGCAATCGGGGCATTGTTTGGTTTTGGTATCTGTCATAGTTTCACCCATTGGCCTCCCACTGTCTTCTGTGCGACGTGGATTGGCATGAGAATGCCCTTGGCCTTTTCTGATTTGTTTCCCATTGGAACGATTTTGCTTCCCCAGCTTGTTCTGAAACTCTCGACCAGGGACTGAATGATTTTGGTACGGATGACCCACATTTCGTTACCGACGCCGTGAAACCAGAGGTGCGGGTTTGGACCTTCTGGATGTATGCCGGATGGCTTGCCGCCATCGAACACCTGGAGAGCGAGGTTGCGCGTGTGTTCTGCCGACACGTCGTACTTACATTCTCCGGTGAGGGGCAGGGTTCCGTACAGCGGGACTTCGATGTTGATGCGTAGGTCATACTCTATGTCTTTTGGTTTCCAACATTCGTGGCCTTGTTCTTTGAGCCAATTGCGTACACGGGCTTCGAACATCTCGCCCTGGGCCAGCTTGCTACGCCAATCGGGGTTCCGATCTGGTAAACGTGTGGTCTTGTACTTGTACGCTTTGGCCATAAAGAAATCAGCTCTCGGATAGTTCCGCTCGTAGTTCGCGGTATGCTCGGTCGATGGCTGGGTCTTGTTCGCGCAGAACAGCCAGGCGTCTGATGCCGTGAAGGATTGTCGTGTGGTCACGATTGTTGAGGATGCGTCCGATCTGAGGCTTGGATGCGTAGGTCAGCTCGGAGCATAGCCCGTAAATCATATGCCGCCATATCATTACGTCTTGGTGCCGGCGCATCGATAGCAGCTCGATGGTGCTTATACCGCTCTTGCGTGAGACGGCAAGGACCACTTCTTTGCACGATAGAGAGACGGTGAAATCTCGCAGATTACGGTCCCTGGGAAGAGGGCGTGAACCAGCTTCTTCTTGAGATTGTAGATTGGTGTCTTGAACCCCTTCACGTCCTCGATGACCCTGGCTCCCCTCTGTCCCTGGAGACCCGTTGCCTGTCGGTCGAAGTATGCGAAGTCCGCTATGTATTTGCATATCAATTTCCCATCTATTGTACATCTGAACACCGGTTGGAGTTCGAGGTTAGTTATTTCGCCGGCCTCGGCCCTCGGTTTGAGGACGTGCCAGTAGTGTTTTGCTTCGGCTTGGCTGTCGAAGACGTGACCATCGAGTTCTACTTTCTTGGCCTTGTACTTCACGCAACCTGTCCCGCTGCCCTGGTCATCACCTTCATCTGGTGTTCGAGGTTGAGGTTCAGCTCTCGGCACAACAGCTCTTCGAGCCAGAGGTTTGTGGACATCTGCTTGCGCTTTGCTTCCGCTTCCAGGCGTCTTTCACGTCGGGGTGCGTGCGGATAAATATGACTGCTTTGTCTTTACTCATTTCTCCGTTCCAAAAAAAAGTTACGTCTGGTACTTGAACGGATGCTAGCACCGTGCTATCTATGCTGTATAGGTGAACATTAGCTGAATGGAGTATGGAAAATGTTGACAATGACAAGACCAGACCACGGGACAATGCACGAAGGCAAGTTTGCAGCTTATGTTCGCGTGTCTACTGACGGCCAGGATGTTGCTACTCAGGAGCATGGCATCAAGGCTTTCTTGAACGGGGGAAACCACAAGCTGAAGTGGTTCAAAGAAGAGGGCGTTTCATCCGGCACCGATTGGCACCAGCGTCACGAGTTACATGCGTGCTTGGATTACTGCCGCAAGAACGACGCGACAATGGTCATTTACTCTGTGAGCCGTATGTCACGTCGCACCTGGGAGACACTGCGCTTCTTGGAGCAAGAGGTGAAGACCGGCAAAATCAAATTGGTTGTCGTGGACAATCCCAACCTGGACCACAACACCATTGGCTTGCTGTCTGCCGTCGCTGAGATGGAGCGCACACAAATCAAGGCTCGTACCAAGATGGCCTTGAACCGTATCCAGACTGAGATAGCAGAGAAGGGGAGCTACACTGCCAAGTCTGGCCGCACCATTACCAAGCTGGGCGTGCATGACAAGCTGGCCGAGGCCGGCAAAGCTGGCAACGAAGCGAACCGCGCAGCCGGTCAAGAGCGTGCCGCTGATGTCTGGCCAATCATGGAAAACTTGTTGGACCGTGGCCTGGGCTATCGCGCCATTGCCCGTGAATTGAACAAGATGAACGTCGCACCACCGTCGCGCCGTCAGAACCCAGACCTAGCGAAGCGCACCGAGTGGTACGCATCGAGCGTGCGCAATTACGTTCTCCGCATGAAGAAAAACGATGAATAAATTTTTGACTTTTCAAAGTTTCAAAATGGTATTATGTACGGAACAGGAGGTGAATGATGGGTACACATATTAGGAAAAAACGGGTGAGAATGAACCAGACAGTTCAGTACATGCGCCAAGGGCTGATGCGCTTCAAGCGTCGCCTGGATATTCCTATGTGGCACATAGACCACTTGAACAAAACTATCGATATGTTCGAGGAAGCTGTTGATGAGCTTAAACGTATCCGCAATTCAAACACTCTGCGAAATAGCGACAAGACGCTGTATGCTCAAGGCACGCTCGTTGTGATGAACAAGCAGTTCGCACACATGTCGCCAAGAGACCCTCGCGAAAGAGGGGCTGAACAATTAGAGATGACGGAACACCATGGCTTAATTGACAAGCGTGGTGAACCGGAATTGCTGGCCCGTGAAGACCTCGACGAGCCAGTTGTATGGAGACCAACTGATAGGTTTGGTCTTGATAAATAGGGGTCTAGAAACAGTACAAAAACCGTAAGGAGGGTTTTACATGTTAGTTCAAAACGTTAAGCAAAAATGTTCAACTGCTTTGCGCATAATAAGTATTCTCTTAGTATCGCCTGACCATCCAGAAATACAGAACAGTAAGCGCTTACAGGTTGCCGAGACTGTCCTGTCTTTCCTGGCAATGCTGGCGTTTCTGTATGCACTGTATTGGCTGTTGCTGATCGGCTGCGCCGTATCCGACCAATGCTGGAACGATTGGGCGGGGTATTGAGACATGCCAAAGCTAACGAAAACAGGCTACGAAATTGGAAGCAGCGAAGCTGGTGCGATTGTTTTACACAAGACATCATTCCAAACCAGGCACGAGGTTCTGCGCCGGCACAAACTTGCACGGGCAGGGGTTGAAGACATCGAGCAAATCCGCAACCCGAATGCATTGCAGAGAGGCACGCATCTAGAGCTGGGTGTCGCGAACTGGGCGCAAGAGCGTTTGGTTGAGATGACTAGCGCACATGTTCAAATGGAAGAGCCGGAAGAAGCTTTCTCCAAGCCAGACCTGGGCATAGCATCGAGCGTTGATCGTATCATTGAGCTACATGCGCCGTTGCATCTTGATAAATCAGACGGCACCGTGGCGTCCTTCAATCACGTCGGCATCATGGAAGTGAAGACAGACTTCTATCACCAGGGCAAACCCAAACCTGAGTGGGTCATCCAGGTGCTACATCAAATGCTCTGCACTGACCTTCGCTGGGCCATCATCGCCTGTATGGACCAGGCAGGGAAGCTGCACTTCTATCCGGTCGAATGGGACGAGAACATGGTGGTTCTGATGATTGAAGCATATGCGGAGTTCTGGGAGCTGGTGAAGAGCGACGGGGAGTATCCACCGATTGCGCAAGACCCAAAGCCAGAGTTCAAGGACATCAGCGACATGCTGCCACAGACAAACCAGGACGTGGCCCAGCTCTGTGGTGATTACCTCAAGGCATCAGCCGAGGAACGCCAATGGAAGAAGACAAAGGATGAAATCAGGGACGCGATTGAAACATGCCTTGATGCCCTAGGTGTTGAGTATGCAGCGCTTCCAGGTTTCGAGATTACTTCCACGTCAGTGATGAAAGAGAAAAAGAAAATGGTCGGGACCGGAGAGATGGCCCCATCCAGTAAGTTTGCAATCAAGGAGATTTCCAATGACTAATCTGGTTACAACGCGCAAATCATTGCAGCCTCAAACAATGGAAGAAGCAATGCGCTTCGCTGAAGTAATAAGCAAGTCTGCCATGGTCCCCAAGGAATACCAGGGCAAACCGGCCAACACCCTGGTCGCTGTTCAGTGGGGCATGGAGCTAGGCCTCGCGCCAATGCAAGCGCTCCAGAATATCGCTGTCATCAATGGCAAGCCGTCAGTGTACGGTGATGCATTGCTGGCCATGGTTCGAGCCGACAGCCGGTGTCGAGGTGTACAAGAATATGTCGAAGGCAAAGGCGACGACATGATGGCTGTCTGTATCATCAAACGCGCACACGGTGACGACATCGAAGAAATCAAACGCACCTTTTCTGTAGGCCAGGCAAAGCAAGCTCGGTTGTGGGGCAAGCAGGGACCGTGGCAGCAATACCCAGAACGGATGCTGCAACATCGCGCCCGTGGCAACGCTATCCGCGACGGCTTCCCTGATGTCATCAAAGGTCTGGTCACAGTGGAGGAAGCCCAGGACATGGAGCCACGCGACGTGACGCCCACACAAGCGCCCGTACAGGCACCAAAGCTGGAAGACCTGGCCAAGACTGCACCGAAACAAGTTGAGGCTGTAGAGGTCGTGCCAGAGCCGGTCGATGATGACACTCCAAAAGACTTCGAGATGGCCATACCTGGTAAGGAAGCCAAGTATTTCGAGACCGCTGAAGACTTTGCGGATGCCTATAATGACCTTATGCTTGCGGTTCGAAGAGCCGACAAGCTAGCTCCGGCAACCCGTCGTACCAAGCTGAAAGAACTTGAGCAAGCGAATGAGATATCACTCGACCGGTTATCCCCAGAATTAAGGGAAGAACTCAAGGAGAAGCGCCTTCAGTATAACAAAGGGTTAAGTCTGGAAGAGAAGGAGGGGGCCGATGGATAAGGTAGGTCTCACCCCAGTACAGCAAGAGGTGTATGACTTCTTGCGCTTGTACCACAAAGTGTACGGTGTTTTCCCAACGGTCAAAGAGTTGTGTTCCGGTAAGATTGACGGGGAGCAAATCATCAAGCCTCGGTCCTCGACAAACGGGATGCACCGTATCCTCAAGGGATTGGAAGAGCGGGAATGGATTGAGATTATGCCCATGCGCGGGAGAGCTATAAAGCTTCTATGATTTCTTTTTGAGCAAGTCGCTATCAGCTTTTCTTGCTCCACCTTTACCGCTTACGAAAGATTTAACACGGCCCATCGCCCACTGGTGGGCCGATGTTTTTGGGCGAGAGCCAGAGCTGTAGTATGCTCCCAGGCCACGCTTGTAGACCTTCATCAGCTTCTCATTACTGAAACGGCCAGCCCCGCTGATGCCATCAAATTTTGCCATTACCGTTTGCTCCTCTCTTCACTGATGCGGTCCATCATTGCCGGCGTCAGCTTGTTCATCTTGTACAGCCGGCGCGTCTTTTTGATTTCGCTCCGCGTAGCATCAGGGTTCTTGCTGCCCTTGACGTAGCGCTTCGGCAAGCCGCTCTTCTTATCCTTGGGTTGTGCTTTGAACTTACTCATCTAGCAGCTCCAGTGCGCGTTCCAGGGTCTCCTTGTTGCGACGTGACCAGCCACGCCCGTAACGCTCGTAATCTTTTAGCCTTCGATAGAACGCCTCTCGACCGTCGTAATACTTCTCAAGGATGTCACGCGGTTCATGGTCATACACAGCCTTGATTGTCATGGGACCAATGGCACCATCTGGTTTTGCTCCAACAATGCGCTGCAAAATTTTAGCAGCTCTGCCTGGTCCCGCGTTTACGCAGAGGTCTGCCACCGAAACGTCGCAGCCGGACGGCAAGTCGTCAGCTCGGACCTTGTCCCAGTACAGCGCCTTGTAAAAAGGTTTAACATCATCGACCGTCAGCGCACGCATTACATCTTTGGGTGCCGGCTTGCCTGTGTACTTGGCCCAGTTGTAAGCCGTGACACCGAGCATCGTGGAGCCGACATTGCCATGCCCATCACCCACCTTGTTTCCATTGTCGTGCGGATCATCAGTGAACCCGCCCTCATGCTTAATCAGCATCTCGAAGAATGCTTCCCAGTTCTTGTTCATTTCTTCATTCCGTAATATTTAGACACGGCTCGATTGCCGAACCAGAACGACATGATGGCAGCAAACAATCCAGCCGTGTTATCGTCCCAAATTACATTTAAAGCGCCAGCCAAGTCAGCGCCCTGTTCATTCATCATGGTCATTACAGCCACCACTTTGATGGCCACGAAAAGGCCAAAAAAAGCATAAGTGATAACAGGACGGACTGAACCTCTGAGCGCATTAACAAATCCACCAGCGTCCATACTGTCATGTCGATATAGCCCCTCCGTTTCTTTAATCTCAGCTTGTTTGTCCAGCTCTTGAATTTTCAGCTCAGAACGCCGCGCCATCAAATCCATCTCAAGCTGCATACGTTCAAGATTGTGTTTGTGTTCCTGTCCCGCTTTGAAATAATTCAGAACTTCTGGCAAAAACGATGTGCCGAACCCTAACAAGCTGCCCAACAACGTCATCATTTCTTCTCACTCCCAAGCCACACGGCTATCGTTCCTGTCATCGCTCCGCTGACCACTGAAATCATCGCGGATTGCTGCGTCGATAAATCTGGTAAGCTCATGCCCCACTCAATGACGCGGATGTACATGATGGTCATTACCAGCATCATCAGACGGGGGAGTATCTTCCACTCCAAAAATCTTTCCATAGTTACTGTCATAGTGAACCGTCCCTTAAATATTTGACCCAGATAATCAGGCCGATGAAACCACCAATGCAAATCACAAAGGCGGCAATCCAAGCTGCGTATTCATACAGCTTCGCTATGTTTTTCTGGCGCTCGGCCTCTGCCTGACGTCGCTCCTTTCTGGCCTCCACCAAATAGCGCTGCCAATCGTCCCAAAGCCCAGCTCGACCGTACAGCCGCATCATACTTTCCAGCTCTTTCTCGGCTTCCCTGATGCGCTCCAGAGCCATGAACTCCTCGAAGTCGTCGGAGTTCTTCCCAGCCAGAGACGACCATATGCTTTTCTTTTGTTTGTCGTGCCGTTTGATGAGGTCTTCTTTGGCCCCAACCATCTTGCCAATGGCACCCATGGCTCCAGACAAGTCTTTGCCGTTGGCCACAAATTGCTTTATGACCGCGAAGCCGGCGTTGAAGGCGGCGAGTTCTGCTAACATCTAAGCCTCCCATATCTTCGCGGGACAAATTGTGTCGGGGGGAACGCGGTACATTCGGTCGTACCAGGTGTAGGGTCGGGTGCCGCAATCGTAATAGCACGCCTTGTAGAACCAGCTACCGTAGCCGTTGATGAACATTTGACCGAAGGCAACGAACACCAAGGCACAAGCCATATCACTTATCTTTCTTTGGGCGTCCGCGTTTCTTTGGTGCGGGTGCTTGCTTTTTAGCTTTAGGCGCTGCCTTTGCACCGCCACCAGCTTTTTTAAGATGTGGATTGAGGTCGTATAAATGAGGCATCAGAGCATCTCCTGTATGTCGTTCTCTCCGATGCGAACATTGACCGTGCCACTTGTGTAGTTGCCCGTCTTTACGCCGATGCGATACTTTGCAATCTCAGCTTCCAGGCCAACACTCTCTGATGCTGCCGTGAAGTCATCCACGTCGAGCCAGGTAGACCCGTCATCAAAGCTGCGTTGAACAGTTATGGTCGCAGAGAATGTCCCATAAATGCTGATGTTGAAATATCCACGACAACGAACTGCATCTGAGAATGTGTTCTCTGCCGAAATTGCTTTGGTTACAATTGCCATTAGTACCTCCTAGAGTTTGTACAGCATAGTCACAAGAAGAAGGATAATCGCACCGGCGCTGCCAATCAGGATGCTTTCAATCCGCTTGATCCGTAGGATTGTTTCTTTCCATCTTTCTTCCAATTGGACCTCCACCTTGGTTAACCTGGTATCCAGCCCATCAATTCGTGTATGCGCCGACGCGACAGTTCTCTTGTCCATCCTTCACTCCGTTAGCCCTGGGAGGCCAGGTGCGTTGCGTAAGCAGCTTTGACAGCTGTAGTGAAGACAGCAGCAGCAATGTCTGCCACGTCTGCATCTTCCTGAGTAAGATCAGCATCAGGCATTACCACATGACGGTGGAATGTACGGCTGATTTCTGTGCCATCCTCTGAGATGATAGTCGCAGTGCGTACTTGCACCGATGACCAGCCACCATGATTAATCACTTCGATCTTGTCGTTTACTGTTGATTTAGTCAGTGCCATGATTTTATCTCCTTATCTGGACTGTCCACCCTCGAAGGGTATTAAAGAACCGTGTAGATTATACGTTCACGAGCATAGTCAGAAATATCAAGACCAGTGCCTTGAATTAAAACTGTTCCACGAAAACGTCCGTTTGATGTAGCACCCGCACTATTTACTAGCTTAAATGTAATCTCATTGCCGCTTACTGATGTTGTGATAATAGCGCTAGTTGTTGTTGTAGAACTAATTTGAGTAATTGTTGCAGTTGTTGTTACATAGTGACATGCGTATCTCACACTATGTAGATAGTTATTAACACTAGGCAAAATCCCAGATGCGTTAATATCTACAAAGCATGATGTTAAACTTGGCATAGTTATTTTGAAGGCATCAGATGCAGATGCTCCAGCAGGTTTACTTGCTGAAAATTCAATTAACTGATACCCACCGTTTCGCCATACAGCATCTTGTGTAACACCTGTTGCAGCAGCTACAGAGTTGTAACCATTATCATCGAAGTTTGATGCCGACCCATCAATATATACAAATATCTTATTGTTTTCAGAACCAGCCGCAGCAGAACCAGAGGCAGTTGAAGCCTCACAATACATATTAACAATATTGTTTGAGCAATTAGCATCTAACACAAAACCGTTTGTTGAAAGCTCGTACCAGAGTTCATTAAAGCTACACCCAACAGAAGCAGATATTTCCCATGCTTTTACATTGTAGCCGTACATGTCACAACGAGTAAACGTATTAGCATTAGCTCCATCAGCCGAACTACTATTACCGACCACATAACCAATAACATTGTATGTTGAGGCATCTCCAGATGTATTAGCTCCGTAAACAGATACGTCCTCAAGTGTATTGTAATAGTTTGCAATAGCTAAATCTGGCTTGTCTAGCTTAATGCCAGTTGCGAAATACTGAACTTTAACATTCCGTAAGATAGAACGCCGAGAACGCCCCATGCCAATCCCAAGAGAACCAGATATTAATGTACCATCAGCAGAACCACCACGAATGAGCATATTCTCGATTAACCAGAAATCATTTACGACCCCTGACGTATCGTTAATTGCTGCGCCTACATTGGTCTTAAAAATAAGTGTTCCAGCTTCACCACGCCATTGACAACTACTTCTAACAACAAGTGTGTCTGTAATCTTGTAGGTTCCAGCGGGAAAAAACACATTTAAGTTTGCAGCAATCGCAGCTTGGATTGCGGCGGTATCGTCCGTAACTCCATCACCAACCGCACCATAGTCCTTGATGTTGGCGGCTGCGCCCTTAATCATTCGATCATGTACTTTTGTAAGAGCCATTAGATTAGCCTCATGTTAGTGTGGAGTATGTTGCTGTTAGCTCAACATATGCAGAGTTTTGGAATGTGGTAATTGTTGAAACAGTAGATGCAGCAGTTGTAACGCCACGCATTACTATTGTTGTGCCATCAGAGGTAACTGTTCCAACTAAGTGATTTACGGCTGTTGCAATGGTTCCCCAATACGCAACATTACAAGCAGCTATTCCCCCACCATTTGTATATGGAAGTCCACTAATTGTATCCACTGATCCAGTACCTATTGCGTTTACAAGTATGGTTGCCTTCACATTTACAAGACTTCCAACCTTGACATAATAACCTTCTTGAACAGTATAGGTCGTATCTCCACCTAGAGATGGCGTCCACGTCCCCTCTTCATAGTCATCGAACAGTTCACTTGTGCCAGTGCCAGAGGTAGAAGAGAAGTCAATGCCAGAGCCTGATGCAAACGTAATATTACCAGCACCACCTCTAAGGTTAAGATTGTTATTCGCCTCAATCGTCATAATTTGAGAATTATTACGACCCCAACGGACTTCTCCATTCCCATTTAAATCAAAGAAAAAACCACCGTTTGTAACATTGGTTCCCATACCAAGATAATTTGCTAACCTTACACCACTTGAGCTAGACCGCATCTGAAAATATGCATTGGAACTGGCGTTCTCAAACTTCATCTCATAATCACCAGCATATTTCATATGGATCATATTTGAGGGAACTGTGCCAAAACCTGTATATTTAGAGCTTGCATCGTGAAAGATACCATAGTCTGCGCCACTGCTCTTTACATGAAAGTCATTGTTGCCCTGTGAATTGTTGGCAACAACACTTGTATCAAAAGAGGCAGTCCCAGATGTTGATATATTTTCGGGTGTAGCTGTCCCACCATCAATAGCATCACCACTTACACTGTCAGCCCCAAGTGTAATCGTTCCAGATGATGTAAGGTCACCTTCAACGGTAAGGTCGTTGAATGTTGGGTTGCGACCAAAGATGCCGCCTTGTTGTTTGATCGTCATACTCTGACCTCCTATTCGACCCTTGTGT